TTTGTCATTATGATTTTTTCTCTTTAGTGTTTTCAATATTGTTCTTGATTGTTTCTAACATCATTGTCCATTGTTTTGCAGTAGTTTCAATATCATAGTGCATATCATAATATTGTTTTTGAAATGCAAGACCAGCTTGAACTGGTGGTTCCCAAAAATTATTAATTGCATCTTTCAAAACATATGCAAACTTTCTTGCGTGTTCAGTCTTATCTTGGACAAATCCATACATCCATGCAAAATTTGCACACGTTTCTGGAAGGACTCCAAGATTTGGACATACTACAATACATCCTGCACTCATTGCTTCAATTGCAGATATACATCCTGTTTCTGGATAGACATTTGGATATGCAAGGATATGTGTTTGTTGTAATGCTGACCGAATTTCATCATTAGAAACTGTTCCATGATAATTCACATTTGGTGTTTCTTTACATGCATTATAAAGAGGTTCCCATTCTTTGTCTTGTTCTTCCCAACCATATATCTTAAAACTTGAATATATGTCAAGTTCGACATTCTCTAACTTTAATGCTTTGAATGCACCAATCAATACATCTAATCCACGATGTGGTGTAGAAATATATGCAAGTCGAATTGGGCCGTCTTTTGGTTTGGTATGTATTGGAATTGGTTCTATTGCGTTCTTGAGAACAACACTCTTTTCATATTCAACATCAAGATCCATATTATATTTTTCAAGTGACCAATCAGAAGGAAATACAAATCGTACAAACTTGTCACGATAAGTTTTATCTTTTAAAAATTGTACTTCTGGATCTTTCGATGTGTCCTGAAACCAAAGGATTTTTGGTTTATCTTCGTATTCACGAACCCTTGAAAGAATGACCTGAAAGTAGTTCCAGAGGTCATCAGGCACTCTCTCCTTGACTCTTTGATAAATCAACTCACTTCCACCCTTTGCATTCTTTGATTGTTCAACCACATCTCCGTCAGGTGGTGGTGGCGGAAGCCCCTGTTCTTTCCGTTTTCGGATTTCTTTTATTTTAGAGTCATCAAACTTCATCATGCTCATAAAGGTTCTCCAATCTTATCAAGGGCCTCTACTTTTTCAAGGGCTTCGAGGGATTCATTATTTTCTTCTGTAGGTGGTTCTGGTGTTTTCTTTCTAAAAAACTTTAGAACCGCCTGTAAGATTTTATCAAACATTTTTTATTTCCATAGTATTATTATAACAAATTGTTTCCAAAGTGTCAAGTTCTTTTTTAAAAAAGTTTACCTTGCTCAACGCCATGTAACTTATATTGAAGTTTTCCATCATGATATACCTCAACATCATTACCATCTAATTGTTTAATTACTGCTTCATTATCCGCATCTATTTTACTAAATTTTAATATTTGACCATTTTTTGTTTCAACTAGATAAGGGTTTTGCTCGGTTCGCATAACTGTTCCTTTAAGTGAAATCCTGTCTTACAAATGTAAAATGAATCTACAATGTCAGATACAGGGTTAGAAATTTTGGTTGATTTTGGAGACAACTGACTCTTCAAATCAACGTGTGATTCTGACAAAAACGTTTCATACATTAACTCTTTATTGGCATTTCCTTTTCCTGTGGCGTGTTTTTTGATTACTGTGGGTGGGATTGTATCATATTTGAATCCAGCTTCTTTGAGTTGTTTTTTGAGTATTCCAGTATTCTCTCCAATATTAAAAACTCTACCTGTCGCTGCAAATGCATAATCTTCCAAATAAACTTCATCTACTCGGCCATCAAACCATCGAATACATTCAATAGTCCACGATGCAAGTTTACTAAATCGATCAATATCATCCGTATATTCTGGATAATCATATGCAAACATCTTACCCAATGATTTATGCGACTTGTTCTGTTTCAAAAAATGAAACTTACAATTTTCAAATTTGATCTCATTATCAATTATTTTTGCTACACATACTGCGGGCGATGTTAATGAATAATCAATTCCGGCGACAAATTTAATCTTCTTCAAAAAATTCGTCATAATAAGGTTCCATTAATATTCCACAAAAAGCACAATGAAATGCGTGCTCTTCTTGTCTTGTCTGTATGTCATCTGCTTCGTACATCATAGTATATTTCGCATTACAATTATTACATTCTACATCCAATTCAACTTCCATGTCTCTCCGATTAAAGGTCTACAATTTCACACCCACCTTCTGCTGAACAGGCAAGTTCTTGTGATGCTATCGTATAATCTTGCTGTTCATAATTAGACAATGTTGACCAATCTACCTTTTTTGGTATTTTGACCAACAATTCATCATATTCTTTTTTTGTGCAATCTTGATACGGCGCTTGTCTATATGTATGTTCACTAAAAGGTAAGAATGAAATACCACTAATCGAATCGAAATTGTTCCACACCCATGCACCAACATCAAACCATTCAGGTTCTTTAACAGAAACCGTAATAGATGGTTTGTGTTCACACCAATGTTTTTGATATTTTGTCCAAAGGTCTAATTGTTCAATCGCTGTCATATCTTTTCGACAAACGGCTCCTTTGGGACTTTCCATTGGAAAAGAGAATATGGTTGTGTGGTCTGGTTTAGTAACATCTGGTTCATTTGGAAAATTTGCCTCTTTCATCATTTTGCAAAGGGGGTCTTTATTGTCCGCTCTTACAGTTCTGATATAATAAGGATTATGCCTGGCATGAATACCAGAAGCACTATCAACAAGCTGACTAACAGTACCACTAGGTTTGACACAAGTGATTGCGGCTGCCCGTGAAATTCCAAGTTTGTCTGCCCATTCTTTGTTTGTTTCATATGCAACCTTTCTTAATTCTTCTAACAGGGGTTCTAGTCCCTTCTTTTTACCATTTGTTAATGGGTTGTCTAATATGCCGGTAAGCGAGACACCCAATAGTCTTTCTTCAGTACAATTGTTTTCCCACTCTTTGGTGAGGTATCTAAAGTTGGTAAGAGTGGATTGGAATGTGCCAAGGATTGTTGCAGATCGGACTTTCTTTTTAAGAGATTCAACATCGTCATGTCTTCTGACAACGCATTCACTAAGGTTGCAGAACTCTCTGCTTCTAAGTATAATCTCGCTACAGGGGTTAGTTCCAAAATCATCTCTAGGTTCTCTTCGTTTAACATATCCTCCGTTACCATCTTTTTCCCTTTCATTTAATAATGCTACTTGGTTTTTTGCTGACACACCATTGTATACACCACGTTCTCCTGACTTTGAATCATAGAGAGATAACCATTCTCGCATGTAAGTCCCAACATCGGGCCGTTCTTTATAATTAACTGAATTATTTGCTAGTGCCCGTTGTACATTAAGTTTGTACCATTCTCCGTGTTTTGCAAATCTCATTTCTCTGTCATTGAGATCTGAAAGACTAATAAGAGCACTTCTACGAACACCTCCCACTACAACTATTTCTGCAATTTTGCAAACAATATCATGACATTCGATGGGTTTGAGTTTTCTCCCTGCCGAATCTTGAAATATTCTTGATGCAAAATGAAACAAATCATCTAGTGGTTGTGGGCCAGAAGCTCTTCCTCCAAATGTTTTTAATGGTTCTCCTGCTCCACGAACTTTTGAAAGATCCCATTTTGGAATCTGACCTGTCCATAACAAACTCAAAAGTTCCTTGAATGCTTTTGCCCATCCAAGTTTTGAATCTGCAACAACAATTGTCGTATCGGTTGGATGGAATTCTTCTGCAACTAATGGTAAATGATTTACGTGTTCTGCTTCTACACTAAATCCGACACCAGTTCCATTCATAAGAACATAAAGTATTTCATCAAAAGAACGTGGAGTATCAACTTTTACGTAAGAACAATTATAACCAGCAACATTCTCTTTTCTGAGCGCTTCTCCAGCAGTCATCAAACATCGCATAGAAGGCATTACGTTCAACGACAACACATTTTCTCTTAATTCTTCGACTATTCCATTTCCTAAATCATAATCACATGTTTCTTTAAGATGTTCCTGAAAGAAAGTAAAATATCGGTCTACTGTTTCTCCCCATGTTTCTCTTCGTTTCTTATCGTAATCCCATCGTGCATATCGTGAAAGGTGAATAAATTGTTGGTATTGTGTAGGCAAGACGGCGGGATTGGTTGGGTTCATTTTTTTCTCCAAGTGGCGAGATGTGTTTTTGCAAGTAGACCATTGTACGTGTTCATATTTATTATTTCGATTAATCTGGATTCTTGAATACTGGCAAGAATCATGTCATTCAAATCTTTACAAGCAACAGATTCCGGCCAGATGCAAATATTCCAACCATTATCAATCACTTTTTCCATTCTAGAAATGATTTCTTTGTTTCTAGGTTCATTGTCGAAAACTATTGTTCCTGTATGATTATCCAATGCACTTGAAATCTCAATATGTGATTTCAAATTTACATCTGATCCTGCCATTGCGATACAATTCGGCAGAAACATGGAATCAAACGGGCCTTCAACTACATAAAATTGTTTCTCCAAATCTAAACGATCTAAACCGAATATCTTGGGGGAATCTTCGTCTATCTTAATCGTGATATAACGAAGCAGAGTATTTGTAAATGCTCTACCTTGAAATGCAATGAGTTGTTTATTTTTATCAAAGAAGGGAATTATTATTCGCTGTTCTCTTTCATTTAAATCATACTCACGTTTTGTTGTCTTTCTAACAAAACCTTTAAAGTCCTCTGTATAATATAGGTAACTTAAAAATTGAGGTGGGATTGCACGATTGACCAGATATTTTTTTGCAAAATGTTGGTCATCAAGATCACTAATTCGTGGAAGATCTATCTTAGTATGAAATACTGGTTTCTCATGTTTAAATACTGGGTCTTCTGTGTTTTGGCCTTTTCCTGTAACACCTTCTTTGTATCTCTCTAAGACATATTGTTTGTGTAATTCACCATCAAGTTGTTTGAGAAAATTAGAAAAAGTATTACTTTGTCCACAATTATGACAACGATAAAAGAGATCTGTCTTTTTTTGATACAGATAACCTCTTGCTTTAGTTTTACTTTTTTGAGAATCACCACAAAATGGACATCGAAAATTATACAGCCCCTGTTGTTTATTTTTGAACAAGGGAAGCCTAGATGAAACTAAATTTATATATTTTGTGTCAATATAAGAGGGCATAACAAATTTAAATAGAATTTTAATGTGATAGTATCATTATACCACATTATGTCAAAATGTCAAGTTTAATTATTTAAGAATTTTGGAAGGATGTGTCCTATAAAAAATGTCAAGGCTGTTGCCACACCAATAGTAATCCATCTCCATTTTTCAAGAGAGTCTACTTTTTTATACAACAATGATATATCAGATGATATTCTGGTTTCTGTTTTATCAATCATTTCTGAACACTTGTCATGAAGATCACCAATTCGTGTATGAAGTATCTTTAATTCATCACGAACTTCATTATCATTTGTCTTGTGTATTTCTTGTCCTGCAAGTAACCGACTAATATTATCTGAAAGAGTATTGAGTTTGGATGAAGTATCATCCAATTTTGACATTAATGCATCAAGTTCTTTTGAACGATATTCGTCCTTGATCTTTAATGTTTGGATTTCTGATTTAAGTTGTAGGAAAGATTCTTGATCTGGCATGAGTTACCTCTGATGGTTTTGCTTCTTTTATGAACTGTTTACAAAAAAAAGCAAAGGCTTTTGGTGCAAAAGTGTTTGTATGCACCGACCACGATTCACCTTGTAACTCAGGATCGTGACCATCATTATGTATCTCTAGTTTATTATCTTCATCATCTGTGGCTTTCCATGAAGACCTTGATTTAAGTATCCACTCGCCATCCATAACCTGTTCAATTGAATCATCTGCGTTTAATTGCAGATATTCTTTAAATTTCATCATTTTTCACTACCATGTTTAAGATATTGCATACAACCAGTACTAGAATCCATTACTATAATGGGTTTCTTAGGATATTTTCTTGCAAACGCACGAATATATTCTCCGGCCTCATCTTCACCAACATAACCACTATAACGAGTATACTTCTTTTTACCCAAACGTGATTTTTGAAAATGTGTAGGATCTATAGCAAATACATCTATTCCCCCAAACCTTTTCATGACTAATCCTTTTGGTGGTTTTTTCAACAAAGGAAACCCCCTTGTTGCTAAATTTCCACCACCCATTGCCGTAGTAGGAGAATCTTCATTTAATACATCTTCAAATTTTTTCAATGTTCTTGGATCAAACTTCAAATCATTATTATACATTTTTTCAAACATATCAAAAAATTGCAATTCCAACTCTTCTTCTGTAATCTTATATCCGTCTTGTTGTTCTTTGATAAGATAGAGTGCGGCCGCATAAGATGCGATTCGTGACTTACCGCCAGGAATCTTACCCATTAACTTTTTGATATTCCAAATTAACGTATCAGAAAGATTATACGCATCTTTCTCTTCAGAAGTTTCTAAATCTCTACGCCGTTTGAGGATCTTTCCTTTTTCATCAATGATACCCAATTTGAAAGCATCTGTCTTCTCAAAAGGAGTTACCAGTTTCTTTAAAAACTGATAGAC